CCCCAGCCGACAAAATCCAGTTTTCAAAATCTGCCACTGTTTTCCGCAGGGCGGTTTTCGGACAGTCCATAAACACGAATTTATATGTCAATGTTCGTGTGTCATAGGTAGGTTTACCGCCATTCTGATATGTGAAACATATGTCGCCATTGCGGTATGGTATAGTAGCCGATATATCCCTGATGTTTGGTGGCGGTGTACTGCGTGATGTCAGCAACGCTCCGAAGTCGGTATAGGAATTTTTTCCGTTAATCGTTATACTAGACATTGTCAGCCACCCTCCTTGCGCTCAGATTGATTTTTTCAGCCATAGCAACGTCCATGTATGGCGCTGTCACTGTGGCAAAACGTTTTCCGTCAATGTTCATAACCACTGTCAAATCACCGCTCTTGCCGTTTGACGTCGTGCTGTCGGCTTCGGTTGATATTTTGTCAGCAGTTTTTCTTGCGGTCTGTCTGCCTATCATGACAGGATCCATTTCAGCCGATACACCTGCAACGCTGTCAACAATAGCCTGTGCCTCGTTCACTGGTTCGTCTGCAGTGTCTTCCATACCGACCGCAATTCCTGACGGCAGATATTGACCGACCTTTTTCGCCATAACCCTTGAAGGCGAATGAATGTCAAAGAAGTCGCAAAATCCGTCTACAATGGCACTTCCAACATCTTCAACAACGCTCCAGATTCCACTGACTGCGGAAACTAAACCGTTCAAAATGCCTTTGAGAATATTTGCGCCCAAGTCCAGCCAATCAACGTTCTTGAAGCCGTCTATGATAGCACCGATTATTTCAGGAAGAGCCTGTGGCAAACCCTGTGCTAATGCGACTATCAATTCCATACCAGCCTTGACTAGCGCAGGCAGATTTTCTGTCAGTGAATCTGTTATGACAGGTATCAACGCTATTATTGCGTTTATCAAATCAGGCGTGCATTTGGTCAGACCTGTTATCAATCCTGTTAGTAATTGGAAACCGCCCTCAATGATTGCAGGAAGATTTTCAATCAGCGTGTCGGTTATTTGTTTTATCAAACTAGGCAACATCGGCATTAACTGCCCGATAACATCATTTAGTCCGTCAATCAGACCCAAAAACAGTGTGATTGCGCCCTGCACCAGTTCAGGCACTAGCGTCGGGATAGTTGAGACCAACGCATTTATCAATCCAAAAAAGCCGTTAAGCAGTGACGGCAGAATTGAATTGATTAGTGACGGCGCAGATTGTGCCAGCGATTGAATGATAGATGTTAAAACTGTGGTTGACGCTGTGATTAGTGTAGGTGCGTTTTCGGCTAGCGTTTCTGACGCAGAACTGAATAGTCCAGATATAACAACAGGAATTTGTTCGGTCAAGCCGTCAAGACCGCCACTGTCATATGCGTCTAGCAAACTAGAAACGCCGTCAAACAGTTTGATGAAACCGCCTGACAATTTCTGAACAGCTGGCAACGATTTTGTCAGAAAATCTGCCGCCATTCCCTTTGCGCCAGCCATAACAGGCGTGAACGCAGTTCCCAAAGACGCAAGGGCGTCCTGCAATTCAAAACTAGCACGTTCATAATCCAGCGTTGATTTATTTGCAGATTGATATTCGTCATTGATTTCCGACAGACCCGAATTTGCCAGCCAATCAAGGGCATACTGCTGACGTTCTGCTTCTGACGTGCAGTTCTGTAGACCTGCATTAAAATCATCAACGCTATCACCCATACGCCCGATGAGTTCTGAAAACTGACCTGTCGCAGCACCTGTGGCAAGGGTTTCCTGCAAACTGTCCGAAAGGCTCTCAATTTTCAAAGTGTCAGGAAATTTTTCAACCGCTCCGCTGAGTGCGTTTATAGCAGGCGTCATTTGTTCATCGCTGAAGCCGACAGCCATAAGGTTTGATAACGCTTCAATACTGGAATCGGATTCGCCTGTGATAGCCACCAAATCTTGCATTTTTGATTTCATAAAATCAAAATTGTTGCCGCTGGTTTCGGCGTTTGTTTTCAATTTGGTCATATCACTGTTCCATTCACGGCTAGTTTCGACGTTTGCCGCAAGTGCCGTTGTTACAGCTGCAAGACCAACACCTATGGTCTGTGTGTATTTCTTGAACCCGTCAGCCGCCTTGCCTATCATGGCTGTGTCTATTTTGCCCAGCGTTGCCGTGAACTTCACGGCTTTGCTTGCCGCACCGCCTATGGCAGAACCGACTTTTTCGACTTTCTTTATGACAGGTTCGACCTTGTCTTTGGCTTCTTTGAACGCTGTGCCGATAACGTGAATGTTTTTCTTTTCGTCTTTCAGACTTGACAGCTTTGACTTTGTCGTTTCCAACTCACGCTGAAACGCACGATACTGTCCTGCGTCTATCTCGCCTTTTTTATACTGTGCCGTGACCTGCGATTGTGCTTCTTTCAGCACGTCCAGTTTTGATTTTGTCTCTTTGATACTGTCTTTCAGCAGGTCTTGCTTTTGCTTGACCAGCGTGACGTTATTTGGGTCTAGCTTCAGGGCTTTATCGACCGCTTTCAGCTCACTCTCCAGCTCACGGCTCTTCTTGTTCGTTTCTTTCAGTGCCTTGTCAAGACCTGTGGTGTCACCGCCTATCTTGATAGTAATGCCCTTTATGCTACTTTTTGCCACCTATCATTACCCCCTTTCCGAAATTTTCTCTCAAAGCCTGTCGGTCAGGCTTCGTCAGGGTCAACCTATATGCGTTATCCAGGTATTCTTGACCGCTCTCACTCTGCCTGAGCCGTGCAATAAATGCGTCACGGCGTATCAGCAGATAGTCATAGTAGTCCATATCATCAACATCATATAGGGATATACCCATATAGTCCGCAACTAACTTTTCCCACGTTGAGGAAATTTCATATTTCTCCCCCTCCCTATCCTGCGGCGGATAGTAGGGGAGCGCTAGTTTTTTGAATTTTTGATTTCAAGCAGATAGTCGATATATGTGCGGTAGAACATCTGAATGTCATAGATATCCCAATCAGCCAGTGTTTCAGCCGTTATCGGTATCTTTGCGATGTTGTGTGACATCAGTTTTGCGCACATTTCGATTGCTTCGTCCAGCTTGTTGCCGCCTAGCTTTGCCGATATTTCCCCAAACGCTTCAATCTCGCCCTTTGTGGGTGGCATAACAAAAATCGTGGTATGCTTTTCGTCAGCCAGCTCAATGCGCAGGCTAGGCTTTTGCATTTTATTGAAATTCAACGTCTTTGGCATTTTATACACCTCCCAAAAAAACAGCCCACTGAAAATCTCAGCAGGCTGTGTATTTGTGTTGCTTATATGGCGCTTATTGACTTATCCTCTTCAATGTAGGTGATTAGTGTTCCGTCGCTGTCGCTTGGCAGTGCTTTGAACTCTGCGTCGATAACGCTTTCCTTGTCCTTTGCAAATGCCAGTTCAATGCCACTCTGGTTGTTGCCCACGATCATGACCCATATATCTCCGTCAACTGCGTCAACGTGGTGGAAACACAGAACATACCTCTTGCGACGCATATTTTTCAGACCGCCAATCTTGACAGTTCTACGTTTCTTGCTGGTATCTTCTGTAACTCTTGCGGTATCGCAGAGAACGTTAAGGGTATTGCCGTTGAATACCATAATGCCAGTTTTCAGTGTAGCTTCTTCCTCAGTGATGATTGTCTTCTGGTGCGTGCCGTCATCATCACTTGCGGTGTAGAATGTCGGCTTATAAGACAGGGTTGCACCGCCCTGGATATAGCCCAGCACATTGGCTTCGGTGCAGATAGTATCAACATCAGGCACTGTTTCACCGTTGAAATCCTGATAGTAGATATAACCGCTTCCCAAGATGATGTTACTCGGGGCTTTCTTTGTCTCAGCCATTTCAATTCCTCCTTATTTCAAATAATTGGTAAATGAATATCTTATCTGATACTCCTTGCTGTCTTCAATCCAGCTTTCAGACTTTTCCAAATCAAAATCTGCAAACTGCTTTTCAACAGCCGTTTCTAATTCAACGTCGATTTTCCTAGTATACAATTCAATAACTATAGTCTGCTCTCGCAGACTTGCGGGGTGCATATCGTCTCCGCTGTCTATGGTGCTTTCACGATAGAATACGCAGTAGGGCGTTTTCATTTCATCACGTGATGAATAGTATGCGACCTTGTCTTTCAGTTCATCGATAGCCGTTAATCGTGAACGTATGTCAGCCAATGTCAAATTCATTTCTTCAACCTCGTTTCTATCAACTCAGGTAGCGTCTTTTGTGCATATTCTTCAACAGGTTTGATATGCACAAATGCTTTTACTCTGCCCTTACCGCCTTTTTTTGCGTGACCATGCTCCAGCAGATGTGTCAGATAGTAGTATTTTTTGTTACGCACAACAACACGCTTGTTGCCCGATTTAGCGTATACTGTTTCAGCTTTCCAGCTTTCGGCATACTTGCCTGTCCGACGTGGTGATGTGGTTTTCAACTTTTCGACGCACTGGTCTGCGACCTCGTCAATACAGCCGTCAACTATCTTTGCAGTTTCTTCGCTGTACTCTTTCAGGTCATCAGCGACCTGTTTCGCCAGTTTACTGACATCAATTTCAACCGATTTCATCAGCTATCACCACCAAAACGTTCAGCCGTCAACTCAATGGCTGTCCCTGCGACATATGTGCGTATGATACGATATTCCCGACCGTTGTAGAATAACATATCCTCGTCATCATAGTCATAGTAATCTGCCATTTTGATTTTCAGCGTGGGTTGAAACCCTGCCTGTGCGGCACTATAAAATTCAGAACGTGAAATTGATGATACCTGGCAGAACACTTCTTTGGCATTCTCCCAGTCAACGACCTTTTCTTGATTTCCTATTTCGTCTGAAACTATCTTCGCTTTGGCAATTTTTACAACATCATTAAACATTGTTAAATCCCCTCCGTGTAGTCTTCGTTCAGGCTTAGTGCGTCTCGCAGACGCTCGTAGTTTTTGCGGAAATCCTCACCTTTGCCGTTGAAATCATACTGCCATTTGACATAGTTTTCGATAGCCTTTTTTAGAATCGCACTGCAATCGTCAGCGTCAAAGGGAAGGAACACGCCCACACGCTTCAAATCTTCCATGCAGGCGTCAACGTTTGACATAATGTCGCTATCTAGCTTGTTATGCGATATCCTCAACGAATTTTTCAAACTTTCTAGCATTCGTTATGCCCCCTTTATCATCATGATTACTTGCTCTTTTTGGTAAGTGTCACAAGGCTGTTCTTGTCGACGACCTTGCCGTCTACCAGCATGATACCCTTTATAACCTGATCCTCAGTGTCATTATCCTCATATCTCTTGACTGTCATCTGGAGATTTGTGTTGAGGATATAGTCCTCAGGGCGGAACAGGAAAGCGACGATTGTGTCAGCCGATACAGCGTCGGTATAAGCGTCGATATCATCAGAGAACACAACAGGTCTGCCAAGAACTGATGGCTGCATATCGCCGTTAAGACCATAGTTGACCCTTGCGATAGGCTGTCCCTGAGTATCTGTCATTGCCTGGATAGTGCAGAATGTTGACCAGTTCATAAACCACTTAACGCCTGCTCTATAACCTGACGGAATTTTTGACATCATATTCCACAGGGTATCGTATGTAATGCTGCTTGCCAGTGCAACGTTCACATTCTGACCGTTGACAACAGTTTCCTTCAGAATGCCCTTTGGTCTGGTTGTGCCGTCGCCCTTGATGATTGCTGTCTCGATAGCGGCGATCATTGCGTTTGCCACCTGATTAACAAACACAGTTTCAAAGAAATCAAGAGATACTACCGAAACTTCAAGTGACATTGAAATCGGGCATCTGAGCTTGAAGTAGCTGAAAGTGATTGAACCTGTAGTCTTCTTCTGAGTGTCAGAGCCTACACCCTCAGCGACCCATGTTGCAACTGGCTTTGCGCTTGATGTAGGGATTGTCACGCCACCTTTGATATTTGTCTTTGTGACCAGTGCATAGATCTGGCCGTGTTCCTCCAGTTTTTCAACGATTCGCTGCATGGTTGTGGACGGAATGACAGCCGCAACGTCAGTGGTCTTTGTGGACTGTGCCTCGTTCGCAAACTTTGCAGGGATTGGTGTACCCTCGAGAACATTGTGCATAAACGCAGTTCTGTATTCGATGCTGTCATAGATGTTTGATGTGGGTGTGATCGCATTCTCGTTCATCTTGTTTTCATTCCTTTCAATGATATTTTTCATAGTATCTGACGCATGGTCTTTTGTCATAGCGTTCAGATTTGCCTGTGTCTTTGCCGCTTTTTCAGCGTCATTCATCAGCTTTTCGGCTTCCTCAAAATTGCCCTCGTCGATAAGAGCCTGAGCCCTGTCAAGCATTTCCTGTCTTGTCACTTTTATAACCCTCCTTTAGTTTGTCAAGCCTTGCCTGTGCTGTTATCTTTTTATCAGCACGCTCAGCCTTCATTTTTTCGATTACATTCTGCGGTATGATATCGCAGTAGGCCGCCACAAGCTGTGACTTGGCGTTCTTGCTTCCTGCAATTTCGTCTATCAATCCCAGCTCGACCGCTTCATCAGCCGTCAGCCATGTTTCCTTGTCCATGATTTCCAGTGCCTTTTCTTTTGTCATGCCTGATTTGGTTATGTAGGCATTTGCAATAGTTTCATTGGCTTTTTGCAAAACCTCTGACATTTTGTCCATGTCATGGTAATCACCTCTTGTCGCCGATGATACGTTATGCACCATAATCTGTGCCGTCGGTGATATATCTGACCTACCTGCACACGCTATCACACTTGCCGCACTCGCTGCAAGACCGACAACGTGTATTTTGACATCACCTGAATATTCACGGATTGCCGAATAGATTTCAGACGCCGCAAAAATATCACCACCGCCAGAGTTGATGTAAACTTCCAACGGCTCGCCTTTTTCAGCCGCAGCAGTTATACCTTTTGAAACCTTTGCAGGAGAAGTGGCGTCAATGTCGAAAAGGTCATAGATCCACTGGTCATCATTCGGAATGATAGTACCTTTGACGTTAATTTTCATCATTTTCACCTCCCTCGCCGCTGTCTATCTTTGCCGTGTCTAGTCTGACATAGTATTGATCGCCCGAAGGAATGTCAGCCAGATTGAACACGCTTCGGATTTCGTTTGCGTTCATAATGCCTCTGTCGAAAAACTGCACCAGCTTCAGCTTGGTTGACATTGACGCAGTGCTCAGATTGAACGCTTCAAAAACTATCTTGTTTCCATATCCTCTTTCGATACGGCTGAATAGTTTTCGGGTAAATTCCCCAGCCAGTTCCATTACTACTGGTTCTATCTCCGATTCGTAATAGGCGTTGTATTGGTCTTCGGTGTAGTTCGATTGCACGATATTTGCATTTGTATTGAACAACGAATAAATTCTCTGCGTGGTTTTTTCCATGACCGACGAATTTGGAACGTAATCCTTTGCGTCAACTTGCTTTGCGTCTGCCTTGCTGTCGACCGCCGCAACACCTGTGCCGTTCTGAACGCTCATGAACTGCTCACTGAATTCTTGCGCCTGTTTCTTCAAATCCTCAGGGCGCAAGGAACTGGTGAACTTCAACAGCCAGCGAATAATCGACGAATTCTTGATAGCCTTGACAATGCCCTGATCTGTAGTTGTTACGATTTCCATTAGTGGTGTGAGCGTTTCACTCAGCCGTTCTCCAAAAATATCGTCTTTGTAAAAATCACTACGCAGATGAATGATATCTGCATATGGAAACGTATATCTTTGTCCATTGAAAAATGTGAATTTCAAATATAAATCGTTGCCGATATATACACACTCTGCGCTGTCTGCAGGGATAGGATATAGTTCAGTAGGATAGCCGTTGCCGTCACGGATAATCAGGATAAATGCGTTGTTGTTCAAACACAACTGCGTTGCGACTTTTTCCAACATTTTCTGCATTGTCATGAATTCATTTGGCTCTTCCAGCAACATTCGCATATATGGTTCAGGGTTTATCTCGATACTGCCGTCACCATTTCGGCTATATGATTTTCTGATATGCTTTGCGGTCAGTTTCCCGATAGCCTTGACCTTTGGGCGAATGCAGGCACGCACCAAGTCTGAATGATAAACGTTGCCGTCCCAGCTATAATAGCCGTTGCCGATTTCCGTCATCATCTTATATCGGGTCACTACCTGTGACCTGTTTTTAAAACGATTTATCAGACCCATTTTTTCACCCCTTTCATATCAAACTCTCAAATTCTTCCTGTCGATTATAATAGACCACATATGCGTCTAGTAGCGCCGCAAGTCCGTCTATTCTCTGTGTTCGGTCAGATTTTTTACATGGCTGAATGTTGCCGTTGACGTCCGTTTTTACAGCTGTATTCAGAAAACACCATTTGTCAATTGGGTTATTGTCGTAAACGATGTTGTGCCGCTGAAACTCAGCTTTCAAATTCTTCATTGGGTCAGACAGCGTTATAACGCCCTGACGCACAGGTACTAAAACGCCCTTGCCAAACTCTTCTTCAAACGCTTTTATCAGCTCGTCCGAAACGTGCCATGGGTCATAGCCAATAGCCAGAGGATAGATGTCTTCTTTATCCCTCAATTCCAAAAACCAGTCTAGGATGACACGCTTGTTGACTTTGTTTCCCTCGCACGTCCTCAGCAGACCTTGTGATTTCCACAGTTCATATGGCACACTATCTCGTCCACGTCTGTCACCTTTTTCAGCGTCAGCGTCAAGGACGGCTTGCGGTATCCAGTACATAGATTTTACATACAACCTATCATCATCAGGCTTTTTGCAGATAGCCTTTGCAGCGTTAAGGTCTATATAGTCGGCAGCGTCAAAACCACCGATGAAATATCTGAACGGATAATCTACAACAGTTTCTTCATTGTTCAGCTCGTCCCATCTCAGCCAGCCGCTTTCGGTATTCTGCGGAAGGTTGAAATCCTTGACCATAACCGTTGCCTTGAAGCTAGGGTCATCTTTGGCTTTTTGCACCATTTGGCGCAGATAGTCGGTTGATTTTATCGTGCCCAGCCCAGGGTTTGCTTTCAGCCAGGTTTCTTCCTTATCCCATTCGTCGGGGCTATCCAGTTCGTAGATAAACGGTAGAAATCGGTTATTGCTTTCTGTCAGCCGTCCGTATAGCAGATTATTTGCATATTCGTATTGGGCGTCAAAAATGCCGCCACGGACGAAGCCGTTTGTGGTAATGCAAAATAAAATGGGCTGCTGTCTAGCGCCCATTGCTTGCTTTATCAAATCATATAGATCTCGGTTCTTGATTGCCGCCAACTCGTCGATAACACCGCAGTGAACGTCCAGACCGTCAAGGCTGTTTGAATTGCTCGCAAGGGCTTTTATAAATCCCATGTTCAACGGAAAATACAAATCGGCTGCACGCTTGCGAATATGCTTGCTCAGCAGTGGCGATTGTTTTATCATTTTATAGCAGGCGTTGAAACCTAGCTTTGCCTGGTCTAGCATTGTGGCAATGTTATATATCTGCGGTGAACCCTCTCCGTCATTGACCAGCATATCATTTTCGACCGCCGCAGTTTCCGTTGTCTTGCCGTTCTTTCGACCCTCGATTATCAAACATTCGTTATACTGGCGCAGATTGTTATCATCAACAAAACCGAATAACGCCTGCAATCTCGCTTTTTGAAACAATTCCAGTTTCAACGGCTGACCTAGTTTCCCAGACGGCTGTTTGCAGAATTTTTCTATAAAATCCGTATGCCGTGTTGCAATAGCTTCGTCAAAATGAAATTCATCAGGGCTTGCAAATCTGTTCAGCAACATTTCTGAAACTTTTTTCATTTTTTCGCAAGCAACGATATTTCCGTCATAAATGCCAGTAAAATATTTTTCAAACTCCGTCAACGCTTTGCACCGCCCAGAAATTCCAACAGTTCGTCGCCCTCAGACTTCTGCAGGCTGTCGAGAATAATATTTTCAACTGTCTTTGCCATTGCGTTGTATTTTCCGATTAACGTTGCATACGCTTTACTTGCAGGGTGCTCTGTCTTGACAGTAAAACCATTGCCGTTTGTTGCTTCGATAATCGCACCCTCTGCTTTTATTTTTTTCTGGTACTCGCTCAGCAGATTTTCCATATACTCCAGCTGATCTAACAGCTTTATGCCCAGTTCTCTTTTAGCTGGTTCACAGCTATCCACAGCTTTTCGCAACTCACTCAAATTCTTTTTGATTTTTGCCATTGTCAGATTACACCCCCCTTATGCGATTTTATCGTGCGTAAAAAATGACCTTTGCCCCCTCGGTATCTTAGGAAAAAATTCACTCCAAATTTGAGGGGGGTATAGGCATACCAAATGTATCAAATTCACATTTTGTTAATTTTTTAGGCGATTTTTGGTAGAAATGACCCTCGAAATTGTCATGACATTTTTTGCATACAAATTCGAGATTGGCATGGTTTAATGATACCTCAGGATCACGAATGTTTGCTGGCGTCAACAATGTTCGGTGATGAACGATATATCCAGCACGTTCGTGGCATTCTTCACACAAACCGCCGTCAATCAGTATGCGTTTGTCGATGTAAGATTGGCGACACTTCTTCCATGCTGCCGAGCGGTAAAAGGAATATGCAAAGTCTTTCATAGTGCCGCCCCCATAAAATAAAAATGCCACACGTGGGACACATTGCTAAGAGGTGTGTGTGGCTGATTGGTATCGGTGTCAACATCATCGCAGTATCGACCGATATATCCGCCATAGCTAATGCCACAGCGGAACTCAGGAGATCTAAAACAAAAGAAGTAAAAAACATGGAGCAGGTTAAGTGATGGCGCACCGCCCCTGCACATTGCCTGAGGGCTAGCCGCTCAGGCGTAAAAAATGGGGTTGGCTTTTATTGAGGATATAACCAACTGACCTTTCGCCCTATCGGGCTATTATACAGTATAGCAGATTAATAACTGCATTTCACTGCATTTCACTGCACTCTTTTGGAACGATGATATGTTTCAGGGCTTCGCCGTGAATCTTGTAAATCGTGCGTTCTGAGTAGTTCATATAATCAGTGATCCCCATTATGTATTCGCCATTTTCTTTGTTGAATTTTCCAACCCAGCGCTGATAGAAAAGATACCGTCTTTCAAGGACCTCTCGCTGGTCTGCGTCTGTTACTGCGTCAATGGATTGTTCAATTTGCAGACGTTTGTCAATCAGTATCAGTGCCAGTTCCTGCTGTCTGCGTTCGTATTCCGCTATGCGTTCTATGGTGCTAGACATCTTGTCGCCATTGCAACTGCCATGACTAGCACCTGTGTTTTCATAGGATATGCCAGCGTATTCTAGCTGTGACCGCAGTTTCTTGACTTTGTTTTCAATGATTTTCACACGCCTCTCGATTTTATAGGCGTTCTGCAAATATTCTTTTGCTGTCATTTCAACCGCCTTTCTGCACCCTGTCGGTCATTTCCGTTGATATCAGCTCCGACAGGTCAATGCCGTATGCTTCTTTCAGATAGCTGGCGTTGTTATCGTTGTCGAATTTTGCCGTGTCCATGATGTCAAACGTGCTATTCACTGCGTTGATAAATGTACGCAGGCGTTTGCCTTTCCAGCCGTACCACTTATCCAGCGTCCACAAAACAGTCGCCATTATCTGTTCTGTGATATCCTGCATAATCTCGCCTTGCAGTTCACTATATCTTTTCTGCATTTCCTTTGCGACCTCTTTTTTGATGTCGCTTTGTCTGACGATGTTCGTTCGTGCTTTCATGACATTTCACCAACTTTTAGAAATTCAGGGGTGTCATAAGCGTTTCCGACAATTTCTAGTCCTTCATCACAAACACTGCCGAAATCAACTGTTAATGTAGAATAGATTATGATAAATCTAGCGGTATCATTATCCCACTGTACAACGCCTCGTTCTTCCTCATAATTGTCCCAAACAATATCTCCTTCAAAAATCTTCTTGCCATACTTATCTGTTAATCCTGTATATTGGCTGACGGTCTTAGGGTCTACTACATAAGAAATTGGCATTGTATCAACAAACTGCTTATAGTCATTGTCCTCAATCTCTATATTGTCGTAAATAAGATGCTCAACATTAACCCCTCTGTCCTTGAAATATGGACGCTTTTTGCATACATAAAACCCCTGAACCCATTCGCCATTGTCTACACGTTTTCCTCTAAAAAGTATTTCACGCATTGTCGTTCTCCTTGTTACCAAACTTTCAGTGCCATTTTCCAAGCACAAAACGCTCGTAAAACGTCCCCGTATATATCCTGTGATAGCGTTCTATCACCGCCCGGTCAAGGGTCGGATTGTCCTCCAGCACAAAATGTCTGTAGATAAGCCGTTTTTCCTCCGCCTTGTCTATCCACTCTTTCTTGAACCAGTGGTAAGGATTGTCAGGATTGCAGTTGAACCACAGCTTGCTCCCCGCCACCGAACACCTTGCCACAGCCTGCTCTATAAAGCTTCTGGGCATAAGCGCCGCCTCGTCAAGAAGCACCCCCGCAAGGGTCACGCCTTGGATAAGTGAGGGCGAGCCTTCGTCCCTGCCGCCAAAGTAGTAAAACCTGTTTTTCCTGCCGCAAAAGCTAACGTCCATTCTTTGACGCGACCTCCACAGCCGTCATGCCCATGGCTTTCATATACCCCCTGAGCGCAGGCAGGATATTCCTTTTCAGCGACACGATAGTTTTTGAGCATAGCCCAAAAATGCACTCGTCAAAATTAGTCATTGCCCATGTCATAAAAGACGCCGACAAACAAAAGGTCTTGCCAGATCTGACCGCACCGTCACAGATTATCCCGTCGTAATCACTAAGCTCCCGTGCCGTCCACCATCTGAAAACAAACCTCTGATTTTCCGACAGCCTTGTTATTTTCACAAGCTATCACCGTCCATTCTTGTGCCACAGTTAGGGCAGTAATTTATCTCACCGTGTGGATACTGAGCTATAAAGTGAATGATTTCACAATTACTGCATCTAAGCTGATTAGGTGTGTTTGTATTCTCCCATGTTCCACGCTTGACCTCCTGCACATCTGCAGTAGGCTGTTCGTTGATTATATCAGCGATACTGCTGTTATCACCCAGAATGCCTGTTATGCCCTTTTCGTATATCGGCATACACGCCGCCGATAGTTCGTTAATCAGATTGTCTGCGTCAATATATCTTGACATTGTTATACCTCCAAATCGTCAAAAGTTATCTGGTTAAAATCTTCGCCCATCCACCAGCGAAAAACGTCTTGACCTGTTTGCCATGACATGTTGGCGCGTTTTCCAAGCTGTTTTTTACGTTCTAGCATTCTATCAAATGTGTTTATATAATTTTGTTTGTATTTCGGATATCGTTCAAATTCAACGTATCTATGTTTTCCAGCAAGAGGACAGCCAATGCAACCTATACGATTAAAACCGCATTCATACAGCGGATTTAATTTGCAACCATAGTAACGCAGAAATTCCCAAACATCGTCATCAGACCAATCGACTATAGGGTTTACCATAGTTTTAGTAGTGCGATAGCAGTGTTCAACCAACCTACGATTCTTGTCGTTATCATCATTAAAAATGATTCCACCCTGATACGTTTGTTGATATTCTGTGCCTATTTCATCAGCTGTTTTCATTGTAGTTTTCGGCTTGCCGATAATTTTTATAACATCAACCGTTTCTTTACGGCGTTGACTTTCAGACCACCTAACACCCGTGACAACAACACGTCCTGTGCCGCCACGTTCTTTTAATTCGCTACAGCAATAACGTGCAATGCGTGTCGGTGGCATTAGCTTTTTTACAATCAAATTCCACATTGTAACATGATTGCCGTTCTTGTCATACGCTTTATCTATTTTTACATCTGGCTGAGATTGAACATATCTCACAGTTTCGGGTGCATCAACCGTTGTCAAATTATGTACAGCGTTATATTTAACGCCTGCGAGTTGTGCCAAAATTTTGATACAGTCGCTATCTTTTCCGCCGCTATATGCTAGATAATATCCGTCCTCAGGTACAAACGTTTTCAGACGTTCGATAGCCTTTTGTTCTTTTGCACTATCCATATAGCCTCCTAAAACGTTACTGTCACATTCAGCACTGCCGCTGCTAACCAGTAGACAGCCTTTTTGTAATCTTTTTGTATTGCGTATACTACCGCTGCTCCCACGTCTAGCAGAATCAGCAACAGTGGGAAAATGTATTCGGGTTTGATTTTTGTCATGCCTTGCCACCTCCAAATGTAAACGGAGCATGTAGTCCGATTTTTGTTTCTTTCGCAACCGCTCTTGCTTTCTCAAGCCATTTGCATGATTCGTCATAGTGTTTCTGACATAGCTTGTGACCCTCGATTGCAGGTTTTCCACAGAGATAGCAACGATGTTCTTCTACCCATAGCCATCGTGGGTCCGTTGCATTTTCCAACTTTTTCAGACGTTTTTTCCGATTCTTCTTGTTTGCGCATTTCTGACAGAAAACTTTGCCCGGAACTGCGGGCTTGCCACAACTTACGCATAACCCCTGTTCTTTATAGCGATAATATCTCTCACGATTTTTCTGATATATCTCATCTCTGTTCCTGTCAATGCGTTTTTCCTGGTATTCACGATACTTCGCACGGCATTCGTGACAGTACACATGATTGCCGACAGGTTTATTTACCCTGCAAAATGGACATATATGATGTTCTTTGTACCAGCTGTAATATTCATTTTTCATCTGGCAGTACCTGTTCCAATTTGTCAAGACCACCATAAATATACAGCGTAAGAGCGTCAATAACTACGAAATTAATGTATGTCCCCAATTCGTCGAAATCAATGCAATCTTTGGCACCATCTTTTCGCTGACCTGCATTCTTCTGTGTCAACGCTATGCGGATATTTTCGCAGTGTTCACGCAATAGCTTCACGTCCTGCTTGGTGCATTCGCATTGCTTTCTCAACTTCAGAAAATTCCACATAGCGTCCAACTGACCGCCGTCAAGCTTGGCTAGCCTTTCTTTGTTTGCCACTTTTATCCCTCCTCAGTTCCCCATTGTTCAGCCATTGCTTGTGCTATGCCTGGAAATGTTTTGGATTTTGTCTTGCTGTCACGAAATGGCATTCCGCAGTTTGTGCGTGCAGTGCCGTCCGACTTTTTGCTACCGCCTGACACCCATGAACATATGGGCGTAACAATATTTGTCGGTGTCAATTTAGGCAGATTTTTCAGCCACAAACACGTTTTCTTGCTGTATGGGTGTCCATATTCATACGGTTGTATAGTCTGCGTATATTTCGGCAGCCGATATACTCCAGACGGGATTGGATTTTCAACAGCTATTCTTTCAACAGGGGCATGAAAAAATTTCAGGAAAAATTCTTTTGCGTCTTGCCCTTTATTGAATCTTTCAAGGTCAACATAACTTTTTCCATTCATTTTTTTGTACAGACGTGCTGCCCCTGCGTTGCTAAGATATGTACACGGCGGATGAGCTATCAGCAAATCCCATTTGTCTACTGTATGCGTCTGCCCGTCACAAGTAGTAAAATCTGCATTGCCGTTGATAACAGCCAGAGCGTCGCCTAAGATATGCCACTCAGGGTGACCACCTGAACACATCTGAATGTCGCAGCTATATGCTTCGTGCCCTTTCGCACGAAATGCCTTGCAGACCTCTTGCGACTCTTCGCACGCTATTAATACCTTCATGTTATCCCTCCTCAAATTCAGGACATTCCGTCACAGTCTACGAATGTATCATACCGCCCTTTTGCGCCTTGTAAATTCTGTGCTGATGTGTTTTCCAGCCGTCAACAGGCTGTCTGTCTATCGACCAACTGCACCCTGCTATCTGTTCACCTGTCAGCTTGTCCCTCTTTGGCACTGCGTGTTTGCAGTACCAACATAGTGTTGTAGCAGCACTGCATTTCACAGCTTCTATCTTGTCCTTGAATTCTTCGCAGACAGAGTGCTGATAACCGACTATCCTCGGGCGAAATCCCTGTCTCACACCATACCTGCATAGCCCGTATTTTCCGTTCTTTCTGCCGCAGTTGTCAGGCGATTTCTCAAAATATTTACAGCTGGTGCAGAATTTGTTGTTACCCATGTCATTCGTCCTCCTCATACGGACCTAGCCCCGACAGCACATCGAACATATGCTTGATAAACTCTATCAGTTCTTCACGGCTCTTCTTTTCAAATTTCGCATAGGGTCTGATGAATTTTTCCATTTCACGCATAACACGCACGCTGTCATTGAATGCCGCTATCACGTTCTCGTTAGGTTCGCTCTGCTTTATCTGCTTGTCTAGTTTCTGTGTCAATGCACTTTTGGCTTTCGCTGCCTGCTCTGCAGGAATGTTGTTCAGCGTAGCGGTTTTGTATAGATAGCCAGCCAGTATATTTCATCAAAGATGTTGCTATCGTTCGGCAACTCTTCACCACGATATGCCAACTTGTCGATTTCTGACCTTTCCATGTTTTTCACTCCTTTTTTTTGATTTTAAAATGGCGGTAAATCTTCGCCTTCGGCCGTGTCAACATCTTTGAAACACCCGTAGATTTTGCCCCATTCTGCATTGTTACAGCCGATACGTTTACAAATCTGGCTGTAGGCGACCTTGATGTTGTCTGCCACGTTGCCTGTCAATCGGTTTTTTACAATGGCGATTTTGCTTTGAAAATCGTCCTTGTCGTCGTCGTTATTTTTGCTATATGTTAAAACCAAATCAACCCTATTTGTGATATCACTCGAACCGCTGACACTATCTGCATTCAGTTCAATGCCGTCTGCGGTTTTGCGTGGGTGCGCTATCAGTATGATAGCTACGTTATATTTGACCGCTATGTATTTCACGGCGTTTACAAAATCGGACTGTGCCCGATACAGTTCTTTGCTGAGATCAACGTCCAGTGCCGTCATGAGATTGTCAATCAGTATCAGTTTGACGTTAAATCTGCGGATAGCCGTTTCAATCGTACCCAGCAATGATATCTTGCCGTCACGTTTCGCATTATCGCCGTCAAGCTTGATTTCAGCCGTCACAGCCGTGTTGTCAAAAATGTATGCCCTATCATCATACCAGCGGTTGATTTTATCGACCACATCATCAGGAATGTCATAGGTCTCGTCACCATATTCGTTGACCGAACGTATAACATTTTGTTTTCCTGCAATCTGCAAATCTAGCCAGCGTTTGAAATGATAGTCAGGCAATTCACCCGAATAAACGAAAATCGAATACGGATTGCCGTCTAGGTCTGATTGGTCTAGTGCATTTGCGATTATTTGTGACGCTAACGTTGATTTACCCTCGCCACGCTTGCCCGTGATAACCACTACCTGCCCCATATAGATACCGCCGATATATCGGTCAACATCGTATATGCCTGTTTTGATATGCTCCTGCTTATCCAGATTGACCGCTTTGACCTGCGACAGTTTTTTGACAGCCGTGACAGGTATTTCTTCGGCATTGTTCACGGCATCGCATATCGCTTTACAGCCGTATTTCTGCAGGATTGCGTTTGCGTCCTTTTCACCCAAATAGTCTTGTGTCCTGACAACTTTCAATTTTTTGTGTGGAAATGATGTTGTAAATTGGTCAACCAGTGTTATGTGTCCGTGTTCATGATCTCCGAAAATTACAATTTCGTCGAAGCTGTCCACAAAATCATAACAGAACGGCACCCAGGTCTTGTTGCTCTGACCGCCTGGCACTGATACTGCATTATCTATCTGACAATCTGCCACCGACAGACTATCTATCTGCCCCTCCGTGACTATCAGCCTATCATGCTTTTCTGTACATCGGTTCATGCCGAACAGTATCGGTTTTGTGTTCTTTTCAAACCACTCTTTTTGATTGTCTCTGCCTTTGACAAAATCTGTCTTGCGATACTTGACTGACGTCAGCACGTTGTTTTCATCAAAAAACGGAAACATCAGCAGATTGTCACGCTTATTGCCAACAGTGATGTTGTATTTTCGTGTGGTGATTTCCGAAATTCCCCTTGACCGCAGGTATTCAACCGCCTTATCACGGGTGACTATCTTCACAGGTGGTAACGTGCGGTATTTCTTTTTCTGTTCATCGTCAAATTCTAGCGGATAGTTAAAATCTCTTGCAAGCTGCACGAAATGACCTGTCATGCCACAACTGCTTCGGAAACACTTGAACGCTCCTGTATCGAGATTTACAGAAAATGTATCTTTGTCATGACCGCCCCCACCACAGTACGGACAATATTTGAAATACAGTTCACGCCCCTTGCGGTGCGTTTCTGCATTCAGTGCCACAGCCAGACCGACTACATCATCATCACGCATTGTATATCCCATGTTTTTTCACCTCGCTCAAAAATCTGTCCTGCCTGGATTGTCAGTCCGCCTGCCGTTTGTGTGCGCTGCGGGAGCAGCATATATTTGTTTTTCTTTGTTTATCTTTGTTATCTTTGTTTCATTGTTGTCGGTTGTTTGTCGGTTGCTTGTCACTTGCTTGTCGGTTGTTTGTCGGTTTGCTTGTCGCTTGTCTTGATATATATCATAATTTACTATCGTAAATACGCTATATTTGTTAGTCGCTTTGCTTGTCACTTCGTTTGTCGAAATTAGGTGTCGAATTGCAGTTCTTACGTTGCGAACTGACAACCCTGTTTCTTTGGCTAGTGTGCCATAGCTTGCGACCCTCTGCCCCCTGTGAATAGCTTCACCCTTGAAACGCTTTTCTTCATAATTGGCGGTCAAAATTAAATGTTCAAAAACGATGCGTGTCGCAGGGTCTTTGTACCATTCCCAGTTCACTATTTTTCTATGTAAAACTATAAATCCATTTTCTAGCATTTAATCACCACCCAATTTCTGAAGATAATCTCGCAAAGCGTAGTATAGTATCGCTTTTATCAGTGTGCCACTCTCTTGTTTCCGACACGCTATGATCGTAATGTTATATCGTGCCTGCCATGAACAGAACGTTGCCAATAGTGCCTTCGGTGGCATTTTACTGCGATAGTTGTGTAGCAGGATATTTTCCCACAGCCTATCATCTTCGACCATTAGAAACACCTTTGCATGGTCTTCAACCGACCGTTTGAATTCACGGTCAAAACGCTCTCGCCCTTTCGTGAAATTACCCACGATTTCGTCCAAATTCGCCTTACGTTCAATAACAACGCTCTGAGCAAGACTTACAGGCTCGCTATTAGGTTTCACGGCTTCGCAAGTATAATCACCATAGTTTAATTTGTGTTGTGTATATGGCGTTTCTGTGGCTCTCAGAACCTTTTCAATATGCCCCCACTTTTGCTCTCGGCTATCAACGACAACCGAGAACGTTTTAAGCGTGGCGTCAATGTCTATCGGGTGCATCAGAATGGTACTGCGTCATCGCCTACGTTGATTTCGACGAAATCTGACAGATTAGCATTCGGGTCAAAACTATCATTGCTGGCTGTCGACGGCTTGTTTTTCAGCTCTTCACGCTTCGGAATTGTGAAGTTGCCACTGCGGATATCGTTTGCAGGCACGAAGCGCTTGCACTGTGTAAACCAACCTGTTTGGCCGTCCTTTTCCCACTCTTTTTCGTTGAAAAGAGCGCCAACAAGTTTACCCTTCAGGACGTTCTCGTCCCAATCTCTTTCACAGTCGATATGTAGATTGGCATTTGAATTTTCAAACGCCTGTATCTGCGATTTGAAATAACCCAGTGACTTCTTGAACTTGGTGTCGTCACCTGTGTTATGCGGTATGCTCAGGCGCATTGAACCCTTCCACTTTTTGTTCTCCCACTCGTCAGGGGTTGCCTTATACAGCTTGTCAAAAAAGCCCTTGAACTCGCCCTCTGCGATGTCAAACTGGATTGCCAGCCTGCTTCCCCAGTCAGTGGGTTCAACCTTGACATTGAGAATTTTTACTACATATCCGCCTGGTTGGAGCTTTGGAAGCTCTGAAAAACTTGTTGCCTCTGCCTGCTTATATCCTGTAATTCCGATCATTTACTTTTCCTCGCTTTCTATATTGTTTGGAGTTAAATTCCAATACTCTCTGATTTTGGTGTCTACAAATTTCAAATCGTTTTCGATTTCATCATCGAACATGTCTTCAGGTGACTTCGCAGTAGAAATGCCTCTCGACTGCGTGATGAAATAGTGGTGGTTCTCATCGGCTGTGCAAAACAGCACGATTGAAAACAACCCTTCAACCGTCAACTGATTATCCAGCATCTTGCCGATAGTTTTTGCTTTGTATTTGCCGCCGTCGGTCAGTTCGACGTGGTGCAAGAAGTACACAATAACATCTGGCGGCAGGTCATTTATAACAAATTCTATCAGCCGTTCAAAACTGACCGCCATATCAGTGAATTTTCCGTACCCTAGTTCTTTTGCCTTGTCGAAACTATCGAACGCCATGAGATACTGACTATCATCAATAGCAAATGCCTTTGACTTTGATTGAAACATAGCCGCCTTGATAACATCATAACGGCTCTTGCCTTTGTTGGCTTTTACAAGTTTTGCCACCGAAAGTGTCGCAAGACCATTGTTCTTGAACGGCAACGGCTTGCCAGCGACGTTAAAAATGCTTATCTCGCCTGGCTTGAAATTCTTGAGGGAACGGCTCTTGCCGCTGCCACTTTCACCCTCGATTAGAACTGGTAGTCCCATGTTTCATTCCTCCTCTTTGATTTCTAGCGGGCACTGAGCGCCCACAAACGTGTCTGGTAAAAATACGATTTCGTCGGTCAGATTGCACCGTCCAGAACGGCGGCTGAAAAATCTGCAATACTTGCAGGCGGCGTATGTAACACCTTTGTTGTCAACAGGGAATGCGGTTTCAACTACCGCATAGCCCCTGACATATTTCTGAACGCCGTTGTCAAAACTAGCACTCATAGCAGGTTCAAATCCTCCTCTTCATATTCAGCCCCTGCCAGTTCGGCAAGGTCATAGATTGAAATATCGTCGTTCTGGTTGATTTCTTCAATCAGGATTTCACGGAAACAGTCCTTGCAGTAGTCCTTGCCCTGGTAGCAGAAAACATTTTCATTCGCAAGGTCTAACTGTTCTCTGCATTTGTCGCATTCGACCACAGTGTAGTTGCGGTCTCTGCCACAACATCTGCACCCGTCAGGGCAGCCGACGCAATCATTAGCCGTGTAACGCATTAAACCGCCCCCTTATAGCTGAAAAATGCGATATTTCTGTACATGAAATACGATTCAGTTCCGTTTTCCAACACCTCAGCACCGACCTCTTTCGCTACGGCATGAATGTCAGGCGGAAATATCTGAACACCCAATATTGCTCCGTCAAACGTCCACACGTCGCCTATTATCATAGGGTAAACGCCTTCGGTAACAGTACCATACTCTTGCGTTTTTTTCATTTTTAGTTCCATTAACGCCATGCCAACCATAGCGTCAAGCCTTTCTTTTACTGTCATGTTTTCGACCTCTCCTTTCCAATATCGCTGGTTCTGCTAGCTGAAAGTATCTGCATGGATAAAGCCTGCTACTTTCCCAGCAGCTTTTTAAGTGCTTGCAGTCAAGGCATGAGTAGTTAGTCACTTTGCTCACCTGCTAGCTTTGTGAGTTGTTTCAACGCCTGATAGCTCTTGCCGACGTTATACGCCTTGAGCTGGTCAGCTGTGAACATTTGGCTGATGTAGTAATCAAAATCGCTCAGAGTTTCTTGCTCACTGTTAAAATTTACGACACTAGCTATGTAGGTGGCGAAAAGTTTCGCACGACTTTCCTGCCCAGAGGGGCAGTCTGGTGGGCAATCGTCTATGCCTGTTCTAACTCCTGTGCAAAATTTTGCTACTCTTACGATTTCCTCGTCCGTGAATTTCTCATCCATTGTTGTCACCGCCGTTTCCTATCCTCGTAAGCTCCTCTTTCACCTCAAGCATTGCCCGATATGACTGTCCCATGTCAAAGGCTTTCTGTTCTTCATCTTCCATACGTTCGTAAATGTCCAGTATCAGCTCGCAAGCCTTGTAAGCCTTTTGAGCTTCTTGACAAATCTGCGTTTTTACGCTATCATCAATGTGTATGTTATCGGTATCTTTTGATACCTCCGAGCTTGTGCCTGTTGCCGCAGGTGCAGGCTCATTTTCTTTGAGGTAATGCATAACAGCTTTGTTGATCTCTGACTCTGCGCTGCATGCCCATTCCCCTTGCTCGTCAAATGGACATCCTTCACAGTTATGCGTCATGTAGCAGCATTCAAATGCCTTTATCGTTTCTCCTCTCGTCAGCATTCTTCTTCCTCCCATTCAAATCGACCTTTGCCGCTGTTACGCCACTGACCGATACCTCTCAGCCTGCCGTAGTCCAGCCATTCTCTTACGGCTGTTTCCATATCGTCTTTCAGAATCTGGATTGTGAATTCAACTGTTGCTCCTGCAGGTACTGTCTCAGAATGTGCCAATGCAACACGTTCGCCTTGCGGTGTGCTTGCTCTGAGTGGCCTCTGACACTCGCCCATGCCGCCCTTGAATTCGTATGGAATTTTTCGTTCCTCGACGAAGATAAGTCCGTCAATCTCTTTCTTGTACGCCTTGATTTTGGAACTTGCCGTGCCTGATACCTTTTTCAGAACGCCGCAAGCGTCCTTGAAGAAGCCCTTTACCTGGTAATCCCATAGAAATGGGGTACCGTCTTCCAGTGTCGGGAATACCGTCATAGATTTTTCGACCACTTCCGCTACACCAAGTGCGGCTATCTCTTCCTCACGGCTCTTTGCGTCAGGGGCTTTCGATGCGATGTACTCATCGTGGATTGTGGCTGTTGCGTTTGCCGTTCCCAAAATCTCTTCGGTGAACGTCAACTTTACTTTGATTTTTTTCATGCTCATGTCTTTTGACCTCCGTTAAACGTTAAATTTATTTTTTTCTTGCTTTTCGACGCCATACTGTGCCGAACTACGCCTTTGCTAGTCACTGCAGTTCCTTTGCTAATCGCTGCTATGCCCTTGCGTCTCTATGCTTCTCAATGCCTTAGCTAATCAATGCCATTTCTTTGCATGGCACCGCCAATCTGCACCCTGCTATGCCTTTGCCTCTCGTTGCGTGTCAAAACTTCGCCTCGCCTTTGCTTGTCGGAACTTAGCTTTGCCTTTGCTTATCTAAACGGTGCTGTGCATACCTAGCCCTAGCTATGCAAAACGTTGCCAGCCTTTGTATGGCCATGCCGTTGCTTAACAACCCTGAACCGTACTTTTTAGAAATCATCTGAAGAAAAACGTTCCAGAAGCTTTTGATGATTGACATTATACAAATCAGTCAAGCTAAGCATTGCAGACGTATAACGTTCGCGTAATTCATTCATATCATCAGTAACGCACATACGATTTATAGACCCTTCGAGCATATCAACGGAATTCATAGTTTCCTTATGCTTTTGTGCCGTGTAAAATTTATTTTGCATAATTATCCCCCTTTCTTTTTAGACAGAAAATATTTTTTTTCGCAGTCCTTGCGATTCATTGCTTATCAAAACTTTGCCGTTGCTTTGCCAGTCTTTGCTAGACCAATCCATGCCTCTGCCTTTCGTTGCTTATCGACGCTAGGCCGTTGCTTTGCTGTTCAAATCAACACCTTCGCACTTCGCAGTCGTTCACAGGTTCGCTTTGCCATAGCCATAGCCAATGCTATTCATAGCAAATCCGTTGCCTTGCAATCTACGAATTGCCATCGCTGTTTTCGTCGTGATTTTCATCGTCATAACTGTGTTCATGTTCCCATTTGTGCTGGTCTATGATGCATGCTATGAACAGTATCACGGCATAGAAAACCGCCAGAACCACGATCGTTGCGCCTATTATGCAGGCTATAAACATACCCTCTGACACTTTACCACTTTCCTTTCGTCTGTATCTCGACCTTGACAACAGGTTTTGAAGCTTCCTTGATCGCCTGCTCCAGCTCCTCACGGATTGCGGTTTCGGCTGTCTCTTTGATATTGCGGTATAACCCATAGACCGCCAGTGCGAACAGCGCCGTACATAACGCTATTGCAGCCACGAATCTGACGATCTCCAGCGTTGCTATCATGTTGTTCATCTTCTTATGCTCCTTTCTTTGCAATACTCTGCAAAGATTTCTTCGGGGTTCGCCCCGATTATCTTGCAGTACGCTACGATTTGTTCAGCATTCATGGTGCCGAACTGCCGTTCCCACCTGCTTACGGCTGTCTGTGCCATGTTCAGCCGTTTTGCGATTTTTGCCTGCGTAATATTGTTATTGGCTCGGATAGACCTCAGCCGTTTGGATATCACGTCATTGGCTGTCATTTTCTTTGCAGGCATTGTTTTCACCCCCACTATTCTGCATGAACATCACGTGTAAGATAGTCCAGCGTAACGTTCAGCCATTTGGCTATCTGCAGAAGTACTGACGCTGGCATATCGTTTTTATCCTGCCATTTAGACCATGTTCTGCGGTCTATTTCGATAGTCTTCGCAAGGTCCTGCTGGGTGAGATGTCTGCGTCTCAGTTCACCATTGATGTTGTCAAATATCGTTGTCTTTTCAGCCATTTGTTACACCTCCGTTTTCATTTTGAATTCTCGTACTCGTTTTGAGTACATTATCATTATATACTCATTTTGGGCATTTGTCAACCCCAAATTGGGTACAAATATGTACAAATTTGAGATTATATTTTTGTACAAAATACTCATTTTGAAAATAATGTGCCCTATTTTCATTGACAAATTCCCATAATGGGTATATAATATATATAGTAGGAGGTGATAAGAATGTTTGACAACCGCCTGAAAAAGCTGAGAATGGCGAAAAACCTCACACAAGAGGAAGTTGCAAAAGCCTTAGGCTTGCCGAAAACAACTTACTGCAACTACGAACGTGATGAGAGAGAGCCGTCAGCAATGACACTTTTGAAGATCTCAGCATACTTTGGCGTGTCCCTCGATTATCTTTGCGGAAACGAGGGCGAAAAAAATTCCCCGCCACCACAAAGTGACGAGGAAGCCAAGATTATCGACGCATTAAAGGTTCTTGAAGATAGCGAAATCAAAGACCTTGACAAATATGTCGATTTTCTCCTATTCAAGAGAGGGCTGCTTTAAGCAGCTCTTTTCTTTTTCTGCTCTTATTTTTTCCCACAATTCGGGGTGCTGTAGTATGTAAATCTTGTGGGCTAGTCTTTTTTCAAATTCTGTTCGTTCTTCTTTCGTCATTATTTTCTCCTCCTATGATTTATAGAACGTATGTTCGATAAGCCTATTATATATCATGTTATCACGGCTGTCAATACCCTTTTTATGTACTGTCCGAAAAATCGGACTGAAATAAAAAGACGTCAAAAAGTATTGCAAAATATGCGTTAAAATGCTATAATATACATGAAACACACATATATAGGCTATGTGTAAATCATAGCATTTTTATGACATAAAATGCAAGCGTGTTTATAATATCGAACATTATTTGTTGAAACTGAACAAATCATCAAGCCCACATTTTAGCGATTTAGCCAATAAGACAACTGTTGAAATGCGTGGGTCAACGTTATAGCGTTCTATCTGGTCTATTTCAGAAAAACTAACGCCTGACAGTTCAGATAGCTGGCGCAGTGTCAGACGCTGTGTGCGACGTATATCACGCAGATGTGTTTCGTATATCACATATATCACCTCTGTGGCTAGTGTGCCCACAGGAGCCGTGATTATCAGAAAAGGGGTAGAAAACATGGGATTACGTTTTAGAAAATCAATTAAACTTGGCGGCGGTGCGAGATTAAACATCGGCAAGAAATCTGTCGGTATGAGTGTCGGTGGAAAGGGCGCACGATACAGTGTCAACAGCTCAGGGCGGCGCACAAAGTCTGTCGGTATACCAGGCACAGGGCTGTCATATGTATCAACATCGGGTGGCAGAAAGTCGTCAAGCCGTAGTTCTCACGGCCGTAAAGCAAGTAGCACGTCAAAGGGCGGTTGCCTACTGGTGATAATCATTTTCTGTGCTATATCGGTTATAGTCTATGGAATAGCGCACCTATTCGGCTATAGGCGACCGACAAAGGTTGAATGGACTAATGACAACTATTCTATCGCACTGAATGACTATAATCGTGATTATAGTCACATAATCTATTTGCGAATCACAGGTGAAACCGACGCAGAGGACGTTGATCCGAAAGATATCAAAATTGAAATCAGCAATCCTGACGTTTGTCAGTTAGAATATGATGATAGCGGTGCATATGTCACCTATGATGTGAAACCCCTGAAAGACGGCTTTGCGGACGTGACCGCCACATATGACGGTGTGACATCTGACCCTATAACAATTACAGTGGACATGGGCGAAAAAGTCACCACTACCACCACAACAACTACTACCACCACCGCAGAACCTGAAACCACCACCGAAGCAATCCCTGTGGCAACCACTGCACAGGATCCAGCCGAAACGATAGTATATATCACGGCTTCGGGCGACAAGTATCACAGCAAATCATGCAGATACTATGATGATACCTGCACGCCAATGAACCTACAGGACGCACAAAACGCAGGCTATAAGCCTTGCAAGGTGTGTGGCGGATAAACACCCCATAATAAAAAAGCCCCCACAGAGCGACCTGTGAGGGTGTGTACAGCCAAACCTAGCAAGAGATGATACTATAGTAGGAAGTACCCTATTATTTTATCATAAATTGAAAACATTGTCAAGATAATAGGAGGAATTTTACATGGCAACAGCGAAAAGACTGCCGAGCGGAAGTTATCGTGTGAGAGTGTACGATAAAAACACCGGTAAATACAAATCGTTCACGGCCGAAACGAAAAAAGCCACCGAGCTTGCGGCGGCGGAATGGCTGATAAAATGTCAGGACGAAGAAAACCAGCAAATAACATTCCAGACCGCAGCTGAAGAATATATCAAAATAAAAACGCCTGTGCTATCACCCACCACGATACACGGCTATCAGACTATCCTGCGCAACAATGTTGACAGGCTGAAAGATATTCCGATTGACGAGGTTACGCCGCAGCTAGTGCAGGACTGGGTAAACGGTTTGACCGTTGATAAATCGCCGAAAACTGTTCATAACATCTATGGTTTTTTTACAGCTGTTATGTCATACTATGACGTGGATATACGGCTAGGAAAAATTCGTTTGCCGTCCAAAACGAAAAAATTTAAAATTCTGCCTGATGTTGAAACCGTAGTGGACCTGTTCCGTGGGTCAGATATAGAAATTCCTGTGCTGTTGGCTGTATGGGGCGGTATGCGTATGTCGGAAATACTGGGTATCCGTCGCAAGGACCTATGTGGTGATGTGTTGACACTGTCGCAGGTGCGTGTCACAGTTGGCAAGGAAATAATTGACAAAGAGCAGGCTAAGACCTACAACAGTCGCCGACAGCTACGGCTAAGGGCAGCCGATAGTAAATCTAATAGACAGCCTAAACTTGCAACCCGATGATTATGTTGTGGCCTACACCCGAAAACAGGTGTACGGCCGTTTCGTCAAAACAATGCGATCGGCAGGCTATCAGATCACATTTCACGATCTACGCCACATCAACGCCAGCGTCATGGCGAAACTAAATATCCCTGATGTATACGCTATGGAACGTGGCGGCTGGAGTAACACCAGCACATTGAAATCGGTATATCAGCAAACGTTTGATACAGACCGCCAGCG